ATGACCACGAAAGCAGCCATATACGTCAGGCAGTCGACAACCTCCGAAGGCACGATTTCACCCGCCCTCCAGCGCCGCAACTGTGAAGCCTTCGTTCAGCGCCAAGGCTGGCAGCTTGTCAGCAAGTCGTACGAAGACATCGATATATCAGGTAAGAAGACTGCCAACCGGCCCGGCTACCTTAGCTTGCGGGCCGACTACGAGAACGGCGACTTTGACGTCGTCGTGGCCGACGACTGGTCACGCTTCGCACGCAACGAGGTAGAAGGCCTCGCCATGTTGGGGAGCATGCAGCTTGCCAGCGCAAGCCAAGGTGTCTATGACGAAGACACGAACCACCTGCCTACCGCCATCCAATTCATCATCGACGCTGACTTCAGCCGGAAGATGGGGAAGCGGTGGCGGAACGCACTTGTCTACCGACTGGAGCGCGGTTTGCCGCCGTCAGGCAAGCCGCAGTTCGGATATGACAAGCAGGGCAAGGATGCCTACATCCCGAACGCCGACGCCGCTATCGTCCGGGAGGCCTACGCACGATACACGGCGGGCGAAGGTTCACGCGCCATCTGCGAGGACTTCACCGCACGCGGCCTTGCCTCTGCCGGTCCTGCCGGGTGGTACCCGAACGGACTCTTTGACCTACTGGATAAAACCTTCTATGCGGGGTTCATCACCTACGAAGGTCAGGACTTCCCCGGTGCCCATGAGCCTTTGCTGACTCCGGCCCAGTGGGCGGCGTACCGGAAGGCGCGGGAGACAAGGAAGACACACGCACGCCCCCGTAACACGAAGTGGATGCTCCAGGGCCTCGTGGTGTGCGGCCTTTGCGGCAGCAAGATGCTCTCCCACATGGCACGCGGCGTCCCGAGCCTCGCGTGCTCGACGTACAACGCTCAGGGCAAGGCCGGATGCCCCGGCACCTTCCGCAAGCGCGAGATTGTCATGAAGAAGTTCCGCTTCTGGCTCCACAAGCACCAGCAGGAATGGGCCGATGCCATGCCCTCCGACGACGAGGCGAAGACCGCCGCCGAGACCGCCGTTGCGGACGCGCAGACCGCCCATGACAGCACCGTTGAGGACTACAGCCGGTACCAGCAGTGGGCCTACGAGAACCGCATTGTTCCCGCCGTCTCCGCCAAGACGCTTGCCGAAAAGGCCGAGGCCATCACGGCGGCACAGGCGGTGCTCGATGAGGCACAGGCCGCGTTGGGTGAGTTTGTCCCGGCGTCCACCGTCCGGGAACGCATCAACGCCGGTATCAAGGTCCTTGGACTGGACGTGCCGGAGAACGATCCCTCGCTCGAAGAAGAGCCCACGGAAGCGGAGGCCGCAATCATGCGGGAAATCTACGCCAAGATGATTGACCGCATTGTGGTCCTGCCTCCGAGCCACCCGAGCCCGAGGCATCCCGACCGTGACCTGATGGCCGAGATCGAGGTTCACCCGAAGGAGTTTTTGAAATAGCAGCAAATGTGATGAGAATCACAAAGCGTAAGTAAGGAAAGGCCGGAGCCCGTGTGGTTCCGGCCTTTTCTGTGTCTTTTATTCGTAGTGTTTCAAGAAAGCTTTATATACACATTTGTCTACCTTTTCGAGCTCTTGAATTCCATACAACCGGCCTTAAATCCGCTGTTAGGGTATTAATACAAGCCCCCACGAAAGAGAGAACAAAATGTACCACCCACGAACCCCGGTCATGGAAGTCACGCGGCAAATCAACTTTACCGAGGCATTGAAGGCCCGCGCCTTTGAAAAGTATTTGAAGAAAGCCGCCGAGCTGGACGCCCGGATTGAAGTTCTGAATGCAAAGAAAGCCGAACTGCAGGCAGCGGAGGAAAACGAATGGCCGTAACGACTAAGCGCCTCCCGTCCCTCGGAGTCATCGAGGCGCGGCTGCACATGCTGTACGGGGAACGCAAGACAGCGGAGCGCCTGCTGCAGAAGCGCCAGCAGCAGTACGACGAGGTACAGGCGGAGATCAACAAGTACGAAGAATACCGGGAACAGAAGACCGCGAAAGGTCAGTAGGAACATGAGCACAGCACCACACGGCCCGTGGATTCCGGAAGGCATTGAAGAGTTCGGCGAGCCCGGCACCTTTAACCGAGGCTACGCCGCATGGCTGGCCGGACAGCCCGAGCGCGACGCGGAGATTGCCCGCAATGCCGCCGAGAACACCGCACGCATCACAGCAGAAATCGCACGAACGGAAAGCAGGAAAGCCATGACCGACTTCATCATTACCCCCCTCCACATCGACGCACTGGATGGCGTCGACGGAGAAGCGCCCATTCCGCCCCGCTGGAAATCCCTCAAGTGGACCAAAGCCGCCGCCAAGTTCGGGAACCTGCGAGAGAAGCCCGCCTTCTTCAAGATCTCGGACGGTCCCGGCTGGTGGGTGCTGGATGACATTTCACGCGGTGCTGTGGGCGACGACATTGCCTGTGGTTCCGGCTGGAACCTGACGTCACAGGAGAGCCTCGAGCGCGTCAAGCTGTTGTTCCGCATCTTGGGCGTGGACGACCGCCTGACTATCCGGGAAAACCCGGAATGGGCGACACCGTATGACCCCAACCGTGCACAGGCCGGAGTGCGGGCCGGACGTCGGTGAAGTTTCGGGGCAAACGAAAAGCCCTCGAGCACCACACCGAGGGCTTCCCTACATGAGTTCGCAGGAGAGAGAGAACCGAAAGAAAGATGAAAGGAGATACGTTTGGCCGATTAACTTACTGACTGTTCAAGCTGCACCTTCATTTTAACACGGTGCAGCGGGGCATATGCGGCCTTCGGGCCAAAGGGCAATGCAAAAACGACGCAATGAAAAAGAAACCAAAGGAGTCCGCATGGACCTAATTTTTGAAAGAGTTGTAAGAAATGCTCGCAGAAACCAAATACCTCATCGAGACCTACGGCATCAAGACTGAAGAGTGGGCGGCTGAGCTGGCCGGTCAGGCTCTTAGCCTCGCTACATTCGACCCCTGCGTTCCGATGGAGAATGCCCCGAAGGACGCTACTGACGGCGCGGACTTCATTGTGAACCACATCCCGAACTGCCTCCGGTACAACGCCGAGACAAGCACTTGGTACGTCTGGAACGGCGTCATTCACAAACCACTCTCCGGCAACACCGTGCCGACGCAACTCATCGATACCCTCGGCTACGCCTTCAAGGACCTCTCCAACTTCATTGAGTCATGGGTTCGCTTCAAGGCGAACGAGGCCAAGAAGGCCAAGGACCCTGAGGCTGCCCAGTACGAGAAGGACCTCAAGGCCTCTACTACTGCCCTCATCGCAGGCGTCAAGGACTACGCACGGTCTCTGAACTCCAACCGAGGCGTCAAGGACACTCTTGAGAAGCTCAGCCGTGCCGTGGCCGTCGACGCGGACTTCTTCGGGGATGACCGCCAATGGTTTGTCGTCCGGAACGGCGTCTTCGATATGGAAGAAGTACGCGCCACCAAGCAGTGGACCCTCAAGAAGCATGAGCCGTGGAGGCCGGTGTACCGCATGTGGGATATCGCGGACGCCCCCGGTGCCGACTACCCGCATCTCAAGAAGTTCCTCGGTGAGTCAATCGCCGACGACGGACAGGCCCGGTTCTTCTCCAAGGCCGTAGCGCTTGCCTGCATGGGCTCGCCGGTATCCACAAAGACGCTGGTGAGCCTCCAAGGCGAAACCAACTCCGGCAAGTCGATGATCAACCGCGTCGTCAAGAGGCTGGCGAAGGGTGCTGACACCGTTGTTGCGCCGCCGCGTGACGCCATTGTGGCAGGGGCACGGAAGCCCGAACACGCACGCTACAAGATGCGCCGAGGGCGCTACGTGGCCTTCTCCGAAATCCGCGTCGCTCTCGACACCGAGTTTGTCCTGCAGTACACAGGCGGCGACGACTACGACATTGAAGAGAAGTTCATTGCGTCCTCCACGGTTGCGCCGCAGGGCATCATCTTCATGGCTTCGAACAAGGGCACGCAGGTGGACAAGACCGACGCCGCCATGTTCTCCCGTATCGCGCCCGTCAACTTCCCTCACACCTTCGTGAAGGGCATTGACGAGACCGAGAACCTTGAAGACCTGATTGTCGCCGAGGGCTCAGGCTTCCTTGAATGGATGAAGTGGAGCTACCTAACCTACCTCGAGGAGGGTCTGGACAAGACGGACAGCATGGAAGCCCTCAAACGTGAGGAACGGGAAGCCGACTCAACCGCGCTGCAGTTCGTCGATGCCCAGATTGAGGCCAACCTTCTGCGCTTCCAGCCGACCCTGCCGAAGTCCCGCAGCATCCTGCTGACGAACCTTCATGAGAGCTACGTCCGGTACTGCATGCGCCACGCCATCCAGCCGAAGGACATCTTGAAGAAAAAGGACTTCCGGAAGCACTTGGAAGTCCGCTATGAGGTTGACAACACCGCCGGATACCGGGTCTACGGTCTCGCTCATACCACGCCTGCCGAAAGCATGGGCAATTTCGTTCAGACTGAACGCGACTGAACGTGGTTACGTTCAGACTTCGATGGCCCTACTTCCCTTTATCTATAAGGAACTTAACCCCTACTACTACTACTTTGAATATTTTGAACGTTTTTAGTTGTAAGAGGTTATAGAGAGAAGAAATTGGTTGCTGACCCCGTAGAGATCTCTAATGCAGCCTTCGTTTCACTTTTGAACGTTCAAACGTTCAAACCGCTAGAACATGCGGAATTTGAGGGGTCAGCAACGTTCAGGCACATTCAGACTTGCACGTATTTCGTGCAGACAATGACACAAAGACGCTCCCTTCACTTCTAGCGCAGGAGCGCAAATGTACGAGCACTACTTTGAGAGAATCATTCAGACCGACACGAGGCCGGACACCACCGGATGGCCTACGCACACGGATGAGGGCTTGCCCTACCCGTGGTACTGCGAACAGCAGGCGGGCCGCATCATCTTCGGCAACGGTGACGACGTCGCACGGATGCAAAAACTGCAAGATCTGGTGGACGCCATACCGGAAGTCGTAGCCGCCTGCGAATTCCCGACACCGCAAAAGGCGGTGAGATAATTGGAACTGGCCGCAGCAATTGCATACGCCGCCTGCCTCCACCGGATTGTGGAGCTTATATTGACCAAGCGCAGGCTCAAGAAGATGTAGCGCAACAGCGCTATTAGTACGGGGCAGGATGCCCAACCGGATGCTGACCGGCGAAACAGGGAAAACGACGCAATGACATTGATCATGAATAGGCGTCGTTATGCCCAGAAAGTACTCCAGTACGCGCAGCAATGCAGCGCGGAAGATAGCAGCATCCCAACTACCAAGCCCCTGTTCCATCTGTGGGCGCATTGTCACCGCCGAGATGCAGTGGCAGGCAGACCATGTCGTGCCACGCGTGATTGCCGAGGCGCAGGGCTGGACACAGACGGAGATTGACAGCCCCTCCAACACAGCACCTGCACATCGCTCATGCAATGAACGGGCAGGGGCAAAGCTAGGCAACTCCCACCGTGCCAAGCCAGCAGCAGTGCGCACCGTGCCGCAGGTACAGCGTCCCGGTATCGGAGGCGCACATGTCTAAGTGCAAGTGCGGGGACACCGTCGACATCCTGAAGTCCAGCGAGTGCCGCAGGTGCTACGGCAGGCGACACCGGGAAGAGAACCGTGCACAGTACAACGCACGGAAGAACGCGTACGCCCGCCGGACCTATGTCCCGGTGCCTATCTTCTACACGGTCACCATGCCACCCACCACGCCGTGCACCAGCAAGGCCGCGCTCAGGCGTGTGCTGAACTACCGAGGCAAGGCCACCGAACGTGTGTGTCCGTGTGGTGCACAGGCTGAGACGTGGAGCTACCGAGGTGGCAGTGAGTACGAGCAGACAGGCCCGAGCTACAAGGGAAGCCAGACAACAACGACGTGGTCTTCACACATCAAGGACTACTCTGCTCTGTGCCGTGCGTGCAGCGAAGCGGGGAACAGCGGAGGCTCGAAGGGTTTTTCTGACGCGGGCTCCCGAGTCCCGGGGGTGCCCCTTCGTTTTCTCTCCCCGGCAGGCGGCACAGAATGAGCGCTGCCGACTACAAAGCGATTCCCCGCTTCTACTCCCCCATCCCGGACAACACGGACGTCACAGAGGCACACAAGGCCGCCGAGAAGATGGGCATCTCACTGCTTCCTCAGGGTGAGCAAGTCGCTCGACTATTGGAAGCCAAAAATTCTGACGGTCTCCCGATGTACCCCAAGGCCGTCATCCAAATGGGTAGGCGTGCTACAAAGACCAGTTCGATTCAGGCCACGCTTCTAGGCCGCTGCCTGTCCATCCCCGGCTACCGCATCATCTCGACGGCGCAGACGGGAACGCTTTCACAGCAGTTCCTCGCCGAGCTGGGGAGCACGCTGGAAATGTCATGGCCGGATGAGGCAACGCGCCCCTTCCGCTTCTACAAAAGCAACGGCTCAATCCGCATCGTCTTCGAGAACGGTTCACAGTGGCGGGCAGTGAAGCCGCAGGCCTCCGCCTTCCGTGGTTCCTATGCCGACTGCATCCTCTTTGACGAGGCGGGAGAGTACGACGCCAAGACGACGGAGGACCTGCTGGCCGGTGCCATCCCCGTGCTCGCCACACGTCCACAGGCTCAGCTCATCGTCACCGGCACTCCCCCAAAGGTGCGTGATGGGCTGCTGTGGAAGTACCTACAGCTAGGCCGCACGGACTCGGAAGAGATGGGCATCCTCGACTACTCCATGCGCCCCGATCAGGACGCCACGGATGAGGTCCTGTGGGAGGCCGTCTACCCCGGACTGTCCTCCGGACTGGTGCCGATCAAGTTCCTCAGGGAGGCGTTGGAGACCCAAGGACTACTTTCCTACTCCCGAGAATTCCTCTGTTTGGACCCTGTCGCGTCCTCCATCCGCGCCATTCCGGAAGAGGACTGGCTGGCTTCGCAGGTTCCGGAACTGCTGGACGTTCCCGCGTCCAACATCTCCATCTCGTTCGATATCACTCAGGACGGCTCCGCCGGTTCCGTCGCCGTCGCGTGGTACACGCCGGAAGGGATTCCCTCGGTTCAGGTGCTCGCCCACAAGGCCGGTTACTCGTGGATGCCTGCCTACATCGCCAAGCTGCTGACGGACAACAAGGGCATTGAGATCGGCTTTGACTCCATCGGCAACAACCTCTCGGTCTTCCAGACCCTGCAGCGCATGCCACGCGTGCCAAAGTCAGGGCTCCGTGCGCTGACCATGAAGGAAGTCTCAGCCGGTGTCTCCCTGCTGACGTCCCACGTCGCCGACCACGCCCTTGTGCACGCGGTGGATCCCTCGCTGGACAGGGCAGCGGAGGAAGTGGCCTTCCGGTATTCGGGAGACTCCCGGCTCTTCGGACGCCGCCAGTCCAACGCGGACATTTCCCCGCTGGTGGCTGCAGCCAATGCTCTTTACATTGCCGCCGGTAAACGCCATCAGGAACCACGGAGAAAGCGCGGTCCGATTCTCTTCTAAACGAACTTCATACAATTGCCGGTTTCATCCCGGGTATAATTGAGGAAGTTATGATGGCTTATAACTAATGCTTCCGGTGGTGGCTCGTTGCGTCTTGGGTAACCTATTCGCCACCGCCGGAAGTCAAGCAGTCTCAACGACATCGTCATAGAGACGCACGACACCAAAGACAAATCGACATCAGGCAACTAAACGTTGCTTTTCGTATTTGTCTTTGGAGTCAGTTTGGGTCTCTTTTCCAAGTCAGCAAGCATTGCTGCGTACAACCCTGCAACAGGGTTCGCCCAGTCCTCTCAGGTGACGGGCCTCTTCTCCCCGTCCACACTGGCGCTTGCCATCTTCCCGGACGTGGACACGTCCGCCTTCCCGGTTGACGCCGCGACCGCGCTCACCGTTCCCGCCGTCCAGCGCGGCATCCAAATCTTCTCGTCCGTTGGCTCGCGCCTTCCGCTGAAAGCCACGGACGCGGACGGCAACGACGTTGACCTTCCGTTCCTGAACCACACCGAGGGACCTATCACCCCGGCCAAGCGCACCTCCGGAATCATTCAGGACCTCATTTTTCACAACGCGAGCCTCATTCAGGTTGTACGCGACGCTGACGGCTACGTCTCAGCCTTCGCCCACGTCCCCGCTCACCTGTGGAGCCTCGACGCCAACGGCAACATCCTCGTCAACGGCAAGAAAGCCTCCAGCGACGACGTCGTCTACGTCCCCTCGATCATGCCTGCGGGCTTCCTCGAAGTTGCGCGTGACTCCGTGCGCCAGTACCGCAACATCGTCCGCACCATCAACAACCGCACCGCCGCCCCTGAGCCGGTCGTCATCGTCGCCGAGACCGAGGACGTGGCACCGACCGACGAAGAGATCGATCAGGCGCTTGCAAGCCTCGCCAACGCCCTGCAGTCCGAGCGCGGCGGCATTGTCTACCAGCCGAAGGGCCTAGAGATCAAAGGCTTCGGAGCCACCGACTCAGCCAACGCCCTGATGCTCGAAGCCCGCAACGCGCTCCGCGTCGATATCTCCAACTTCCTCGGAATTAGCGCGGACATGTTGGACGGTTCCGGCGGCGGAAATAGTCAGGTCTACGCGAATTCTGTTGATTCTCGAAATGAGCTTAGCGAATTGTCCCTAAAGACGTGGACCGAGCCACTGGCGGATCGCCTTTCGCAAGACGATTGCACACCGCCGGGCATCAAGATTTCCGTCGACTATTCCCTCTTCGATGCCTTCGTCAGTGCGAAGGGTAATACAGAAAGCCCGGTAATTCCGAATGTCTAACTTCCATGTGGCCGGTGAATTCCTCACCGCATCAATTGATGACCGCACCCTGACCTACAAGCTGCTTCCCTACGGCTCCGCAGGGTCCACCAACCTCGGAAAGATCACCGCCTCGAAGGGCTCCGTGACCATTCCTGAGGACATCACCGGACTGCCGGTGAACCTCGAACACGACTACAAGCAGCCCGTAGGCAAGTTCGCCTCCATCGAAGAGACCGACGAAGGCCTCTTCGCCACCGTCTCCATTGCCCGCACGTCCGCTGGCAACGACGCGCTCGAGCTGGCCGCGTCCGGTCTCCGCACCGGCATCTCGGTGGAGATTGACTCCCCCGTCATCCGTGCCGGAGCCCTGACCGCCGGAGTCCTCTCCGGTGCCGGTCTCGTGGTCCGTCCCGCGTTCGCTGACGCCCAGCTCGTGGCTTCCGACTTCGGAGACCTCCCCGTAACTACCTCCACTCCGGAACAGGACGACGAGGAAACACCCGCTGAGGCAGAAGCCGACGCATCAACACCCCCCGAGAAGGAAATCGAAATGCCCGAAAACGCATCTGTTCCGACCGAGCTTCAGGCCGCCCACGGTGGCGCTACGGCTCCCAAGGACCTCGCCACCGCTACTGCCCTAATCGCCAAGGCCTACTCCACCAAGGACCGCGTTCTCGCCTCCGCACTGGAAGAGGCCGGAATCGTTGGAGAGCAGAGCCTGTTCGCCGCGCTGTCCAACATCACCAATACCGCCCACAAGTCCAACGTGGAACAAGAGGAATGGTTGGGGGAGCTTTGGTCAAAGGCTCCGTACCAGCGCAAGTACGTCTCCCTCGTCACCCCCGGCACCCTGACCTCTTGGAAGGTTGAAGGCTGGCGCTTCCTGACCAAGCCCGTAGTAGGCGACTACGCGGGCGATCTCGCCGACATTCCTAGTAACACCGTCACCACCGAGGCCTACTCGGAAGAGGCCGCACGTCTGGCCGGTGGCTGGAAGATCGACCGCAAGTACGCGGACTTCGGCAACACCGAGTTCCTGAACAGCTTCTTCTCCGCAGCCGCACAGGACTACGCGCTCAAGACCGATCAGAAGCTCATTACGCGCATCTCGTCCGTCTCCACCAACGTGACCGGCGGCGCTGTCCCGGCCAACGTGAACGCGGGCATGTCCAAGATCGTTGACGGCGTCCTCGCCGTGAACACCAACACCAACGTTCTGCCGAGCTTCGCACTCGTGGCAACCGACGTGTACCGCACCATGCTTCTCACCCGCGATCAGGACTCCCTGAAGTACCTGTCTTCCGCTCTCGGCTTTGTCGACGGCAGCGTCGGCGGATTCCGCATCGTCCCGGCTCCGGAGCTTGCCGCCGGAACCGTCATCGTCGGAGCCAAGGAAGCCATTTCCTTCTACGAGCTTCCCGGCTCCCCCATCCGCGTGGACGCGCTGGACATCTCCAAGGGCGGTCTGGATGAGGCCCTGTTCGGCTACTACGCGATTGTCGTGAACAACGCCGCCGGACTCGTCAAGGTCGTCTAATTTCCGCTCCCAACCTGAAAGGCAGGCGCAATGTGGCAATGGACCGTTGACGTTGACTTCGTCAAGACCATTTGGCCGGAGGCCGTGGACATCGATCCGGACGTCCTCAGCACGCTTCTGTACACGGCAAGCAGTCTGTGTGCCGCCTACGCGCCTACCCACACTGACCCCGGCGTCACCGAGCAGGTGCCGGAGACATGGAAGCTGGCCTTGATATTTCAGGCCCGCCACACATGGGGGCAGATGTCCGGGGGCCAGAAGCAGGAATACGGGCCGGACGGTCTGGCCATCCCGGTCTATCCGCTGGTCTTCGCTGCGAGGGATCTCCTCCGTCCGAAAAGTTCCCCGCTACGGAGGCTCCGATGAGTGCCGCACGGAAGGACGTGGCGGAACAGATCAAGGCCGATAACCCCGGCTTCATCGTCACCGACTTCCCAGTCAGCGCACCGGAGAACATTCCTGCCGGAAAAGTCTCCGTCAACGTCTACCGGGACGGCTTCTCGGTCAACGACTCGAACAGCCAGATCACGCACTCATTGAAGGTGCTGGTCACGGTGTCGAAAAAGGGAACCGCCGCCGCAGAGGACGAGCTGGATGCCGCCGTTGACGCGGTCATGCTCTCGCTCGAAGCCATGCGGGATGTGTATTGGCAGGAAGCCCAGCGAACCATCGTGGCTGAGCAGTGGGAAGCCTACGAAATCAGCCTGCAAGCCGTCCGTCCTCAGATCTACAAATCACAACTTCTTACAGCCTGAAAGGCCTAAATCATGCCATCTCTTGTGCACAATCCCCTGAACATCAAGAACGCGATTGTCTCCATTGACGGAGTCGAGTACTCCGACGCGATCACTCTTGCCAAGCTCTCCAACACCTTCGACACCGCCGTATGGTCACCGGTCTCCGGCAACGTGCAGCAGACTGTGTCCCCGCTCGTCTGGACCTGCGACCTCGAATTCGGTCAGGACTTCACAGCCAACACCACCCTGACGGCAAAGCTCATTGCCTTTCACGGTCTGACTAAGACGGTCATCATCAAGCCGACCGGCACCGCAACCCAGTCTTGGACGTTCACAGCGACCATCACCGCGCCTAAGGAAATCGGCGGCGGAACCGGTGTCGCCACTACTTCCGCGAGCCTCCCCGTCAGCGGACAGCCGACACTCGTTTACGGCGTCTAAGTCCGATGAAGTTCTACGTCGATGGGAAGGGACTGAACAAGGCCGAACGCGTCTTTCGCCAGCTCCCCAAAGAGCTGAAGAATGACCTGCGCCGCGTACAGCGGGCCTCAGCCCTTCCCATCTGGCGTGAGGAAATCAACGCCCGCAGGAACGTCACCCCGGTTGCCTCCCGCGTCTACAAGGCCGGAATCTCCGTCAAGACCGGAGCCAACCTTGTGCTGACCGCCAAGGGCTCCAGCAAGAAAATCGGCTCCCGGAAGATTCCGCAAAACGCGCTACTCGGAGCTGCTGAATTCGGCTCGACGCCGAACAACTACACCAAGTACTACCGGCAGGCTCCGAACGGTCAGCGGCACACCATCACCCGCCGCACCCGCCGAGGACTCCCCCAGCACCGCAGGACCGGCTACGTCGCCGTACCGGCGTCAAAGGCCGCAGTGAGCCGCATTCAATCACTGACTATCCAAACCACTATCAAGCGTATTCACGACGCCGCAGAAGGCAGGTAACCCATGGCCGGTGGACGCCCCATCGATGTAGTCATCAACACTGACGTTGACGGCGTTGTAACCGGTGCCGAAAAGGTTGCCGACTCGTTCGACAAGATTCAGGATTCCCTCAAGGACACCGCCAAGGCCGGTGAGGACAGCTTTAAGGATGTGACCAAGGCCAGCGACAAGGCCGGTGACGCCATTGAGGACGATTTCAAGGACGCCGCCAAAGTCGTTGACCGCGACCTGACCAAGGCGCTCGAGTCCGTAGAGGATCAGGCAAAGACCACCGGCAAGACCGTAGGCCGAGAGGTCACGGACGGCACGGACAAGGCCGGAGAGGGCTTCGACAACCTCAAAGAGGAATCGGCCTCCACCGCCAAGGAAGCCGCCGCCTCGTTCGGCTCCATCGAGGACGCTGCCGACGCCATGCAGGAAGTTGTCGCCAACGCCTTCGTCGGCTTCGGTCCCGCCGGTATGGCCGCTGGTCTCGTTGCCGCCGCCGGAATCGGTCTCGTGATTTCCGCTCTGCAAGACAACGCAGACAAGGTCAACGAGAACAAGGAAAAAGTCATTGGAATGGCTCAGGCCATCAAGGACAACGGCGGTGTCCTTCGACAGAGCGATTACATCCAAGCCATGGAGGACTACGGCTATTCCATTGTGGACACCAAGGAATGGCTGGACATCTTTCAGGAAGACGCGATTACCGGCTTCGAGAAGATGTCCCAGCTCAGCAAGGACTCAGGCATTGACCTGAAGACCGCCTTCGACGGTTCCTTCGGTTCCGTCAAAGACGCCGAAGAGGGACTTGCAAAAGTCAACGACAAGCTGACTGCCCTCAAGGAAAAGAAGGAGGCGGTCTATAACACCACCGGCTCCATCATGGAACCCGTCGACACGGCGACACTGACTTCCCTTGAAGACCTCAAGACGAAGATGGAAGACAACATCAAGAATCAGCGGATCGCTGAGGAGATGGAGAAGCTTCGCCGCGCCGCCATTGAGGGCACCGTTGAAGCCACGCTTGAAGACATTGCCGCGCTCGAAAAGAAGAACAGCATTCTTCAGGACGGCGTCTCCGCCGAACTGGACTACTTGGACCAAGCCGCAGCGACCAAGGCCGCGTTCGAAGCAGGCACGGTAACGCTCGACAAGAACACGGAATCCGGGCGCGACAACATCCGCATGCTGCTGGATACTTCCGACGCCGCTATCACCATGGCCGACGACCAGCTCAAAGCCGGTCAGCCGGCGGACACCGTCGCCGCCAGCTATGACGCCCAACGCGAGGCCCTGCTCAAGCAGATGGACACCATGACCGGCTCGCGTGCCAAGTCAGAAGAACTCGCCAAGGCGTACGGACTCTTCCCCAAGGAAATCTCCACCGAGATCAAGACCAACGGCGCAGCCAAGGCTAAGACGGACATTGAGACCATCCCGGCCACGAAGGACACGACTGTCAACGTTGACGACGGCGGCACCACCGGAGCTGTACAGGGACGCGTGAACGCCATCACGGGCCGCGACAACGTCCTCGTGGACGTCGATGACAACCTGACCGTCGCCGCCGTCCAAGGCCGTATCAACGCCATCACGGGCAGGGACAACGTCTTTGTCGACGTCGACGACAACTACACCGTCAAGGCCGTACAGCAGCGAATCGACGGCATCAAAGGCCGCGACATGGTCAAGGTCGACGTGGACGACGACTACACCGTGCGCGAGGTCCAGAAGCGGATCGACGGCATCAAAGGCCGCAACGTGGACGTCAACGTCAACCTCGCCAATCTCGGCTCCGTGGAGGAAACCCTGCGCCGCCTCACGCTCCCCCGCACTGCCTACGTGGACATCGTTGAACGTCCCGGAAAGAGAGTCGTCTGATGACCACGCTCACGCTGACCGCCGACACCGTCACAACGTCCATCCTGCTCGAAATCGCCCTGACGTCCTCCGTCACCAAGATCACCCGCATCGACGTCAACGGCACCAACGACGTCCGCGTGAAGGACTATCAGCTTCCTTCCGCCGCGTCCGGAAAGCTCATCCTCTCCGATTACGAGGCGGCGAACGGGATCAACACCTATGCCGTCTACACCGCCGCCGGAACGGTCACTGCGAGCGCGGTACTCACGCTGGCAACTCCGTGGTTCCTGATTCCTCGCCTGCCGAACTTCTCCGCCAAGGTCCAGCAGCTCACGGACTACTCGTCCAGCCGCAAGAGCCTCTCGGTGGCCCATGACATCATCGGACGCCCGGATCCCGTGCTAGCCCTCGGTGGCATGGGCACCCGCCGTGGACAGCTCGAAATCTGGATGCCGGACTATCCCAGCGCCGCAGCACTCGAAGACGTCTTCAACCGTCAGGAAGTCGCGATGCTGAAACAGTCCGTCCCCAAAATGGACATGTTCTTCATCCCCGAAACCCTCGACGTCGTGCCCTACACGCCGCAGGGACAGTCGACGTGCTACCGCTTCACGGTCAACTTCCGGGAGACCAAGCGTCCGACCGGATCCCTTCGTGGTGCCATCGGCTGGACCTTCGAAGAGCTGGCCGTCTCGTTCGCTTCCTTCAACGAGGTTGCCGCTGCCTACGCCACCTTTGACGACCTTCTCCTACAGCGGGAGGTCTAGGGATGACGCTAAAGCCAGCGCCGCAGCCGTTCAGCGCTGACGCCGTCGCCAAGGTCTCCGAGTCCGTCCGGCATTACTACAAGGCCGTTGCGTACCCGCTGGACGGCGAGCCCATCACGCTGGACGTGCTGGACCTGCAAATCACGTTCTCCGAGGACTGGTCTCCGCACATCTCCGCCGACATCACCTGTGCCATGCCGGAGAGTCAGGCGGACATTGACGCGCTCGACGGGCGCAAATCCACCCGCGTTGAAATCGAACTCGGCTATGACCTCGACTCGCAGGAGCGCGAGACCCAGATTGTCGCTGACCTGATGATTTTCTCCCGCGAGCTGCGCTATTCCAGCGACGAAACGTCCATGAACATCACGGCGTCCTCGGACGAGCGCCGCGTGCAGGGGCAGACGTTTTTCGGGACGGAAACCCTCGATACCTCCGGCCTCATTGACTACGTGGCGTCGATCCTCGCAGCGGGCTCCACCATGAGTGAGATTCACGTCCTCTCCGAGTACTCGCCCACCTTCGGAGCCGGTGAGATTGCCCTGCTGGAGAAGCCGAAGGCGTCCACGATGAACGAGCCGCGCCCGAACGAGAACGCGTGGGACCTCATTGACGAGATTCAGCAGCGCACCGGCACATGGATCTACTGCAAGAACGGACGCGACTGGACCATCGAGCCGCGCCCGGAAATCGCCACGACCCCGCACCACACACTGACCACCGGCACGGACGGAACGGTCCTCAGCGCCAACATGACCACCGACCGCGAGAAGTTCTACAACCGCGTCGTGCTCACCTACAAATGGAAGGCCCGCTTCAACGAGTGGTCCTACACCCGCACCGGCCAAGCCTTCATCAGCTACGGCGACTTCAACATCGCCACGGTGGGCGAGAAGACCTACACCGAAGAGATCGACAAGGCCGCGAGCCAAACGCAGGCCGACGCCGCCGCACGCAACAAGCTCGCCCGGCTGCTCAGCAAAGGCCACACCTACGACGTCACAGCCCTTGCCCTGTACTCCGTGCGCCCCGGACAGACCATCCGCGCCCAGCTCTTCGGAGCCGACGAAAACCTTCTCGTGCAGTCCGTCACCTTCAGCCCCGGCTCCGGCCTCATGGATCTGGTCCTGCGCCGACCGGAACGAAACGAAATCATCTAGTCAGAAAGGGCAGTCATGCCAACAACAACCAATTGGGACATTTCCTACCCTGCCGGAACAGAAGCCGCAGCCGTTCACGACGCGATTCAGGCAACCGCCGAGAGCGTCGAATCCGCGCTGAACGCAGTCACCGCCGCCATCGACTGGACGCCGCTGACCCTCATCAACGGCTACGGCCCCTATGTAGGTGCCGGTGGTTACTACAACGGTCTCCGCGCCTCCAAGTCCGGCAACTTCATCCACGTCTCCGGCATCGTCAAGAACCCCACCACGGGAGACCCCAAGACGGTCATTGCCGTCCTTCCGGTCAACCTCCGACCGGCCTACACCGTCTTTGCTCCCGTCACCACCGGCAACGCCACAGTCCCGCGCGTTGTCGGCAACGTGGCGATTGGCTCCAACGGCAACATCAGCTACGAGACCGGCGCAACGGACCCCACCTTCGTCATGCTCAACTTCACCATCCCCGTCAACTAA